GAATTTCTAATCGAAAACAAATGTGACCAAATAGGACTGTCCAGTGGATTTCCCAGATTTGATTCCGTCATTGGTGGTGGCTTACGTCGTAAGTGTGTGGATCTCGTATCCGCAAGGCCCGGAGTGGGCAAGTCTGTCTTTGCAGATAATGTTGCTTTGCACAATGCTCGTATGGGAATCCCTGTACTTATGCTCGATACTGAGATGAGCAAAGAGGATCACCTCAATAGAGTTCTTGCTAATATCAGTGGCGTTCCTATTCAGGATATTGCAACTGGTAAGTTTTCAGAAGATGACGAGAAAGCTATTGCCGTTAAAAATGCGGCAGAAGAAATTAGAGATATCCCCTACACCTATGTCAGTGTAGCTGGTGCCCCGTTTGAAACCATTATGAATATCATCAAGCGATGGATTCTTCGTGAGGTGGGTCAGGATGAGAACGGCAGAACCAACGACTGCCTAGTTGTGTATGATTATCTTAAGCTCATGTCGTCGTCTGGTATTACAAATAATCTTCAAGAGTATCAAGCTCTTGGCTTCCAGATCACAGAACTACATAATCTAACAGTCAAGTATGACTTCCCATGTCTATCATTTGTTCAGTTGAATCGTGATGGTATCACAAAGGAATCTACGGACGCTGTGAGCGGTTCTGACCGCATCATTTGGTTGTGTACGTCTTTCTCTATATTTAAATTAAAGTCCGCAGAGGAACTAGCAGAGGACGGTCCAAACGGTGGTAACAGAAAAGTTGTCACATTAAAGGCTCGTCATGGTGCTGGATTACTTGACGGTAATTATATTAACATGAATATGGTTGGCGAACACGCACAACTGCTTGAGTTGCGAACCAGAGATGAAATGAGGTCATCACCCGATGGTGATGTAATTGAAGGTTCCGATTTACCATTCGACATAGAGGAAGAAGATGCTGAAGATTGACCCAGAACCAAAACTAGACTTTGATGATGTCTTACTCGTACCACAAAGATCGAGAGCGGCAAGTAGAAAAGAAGTAGACCTAAAAAGAAGGTTTAAGTTTTATCATTCACCAAAAGAGTGGCATGGTGTACCGCTAGTAGCTGCCAACATGGACACTACTGGTACATTCAAGATGGGAACTGCCCTTAACAATCATGAGATGGTGACTTGTTTACATAAGCATTATGACGCTGATGTAATTGATAATTTCTACAAATATTATAATGTAGAGCATAACGTTTGGGTTAGTATTGGTATGAATCTTGAAAATGAACTAGAGCGTTTGTTCTATATCGAAGACAACTCATCTGTTCAGCCTAACATCTGCATTGATATTGCTAATGGTTACACAGAGAAATTTGTGGACTACTGTGCTAAGATCAGATTAGAATTTCCTAATTCAATTATCATGGCAGGTAATGTCTGCACACCAGAAATGGTATCAGAACTTATCTTACATGGCGAGGTTGACATTGTAAAGATTGGGATTGGTCCCGGCTCTGCATGTACGACTCGATTGAAAACGGGTGTTGGATACCCACAGCTTTCAGCTATCGCAGAGTGTGCCCACGCAGCACATGGTTTAAGATCTGATGCTGGTAGACTTGGCCTCATCTGTGCAGACGGTGGCTGTAGGACTGCTGGCGATGTAGCTAAAGCCTACGCTGCTGGGGCAGACTTTGTGATGCTGGGTGGTATGCTTGCAGGAGCAGACGAGTGCGAAGGCGAATGGGAATATCATAAAGAAAGTATCGAAGAAGTGCTCAAAAAAGGAACCTATATTGTAGATAATACAAGAAAGAAAAGTCTACTTTTCTATGGTATGTCCTCAGAGAAAGCTCAAAACAAACATAACGATGGTATGAATAATTACGCTACCAGCGAAGGTAGAGTCAAAAGGGTTCCATATAAAGGAAAAGTTGATGGGATTGTGCGAGATATCTGCGGGGGTGTTCGTAGTGCTTGTGCTTATACTGGTGCTACGTCACTAAAAGATTTTAGTAAAACGGCACGTTTCGTTCGTGTCAATCGTACTCATAACGATCAGAGTGTTTAATGAAAGTAACAAATGTTATTTATGCAGCATTACCAAACCCATCAGTTAATTTAAATCATATCTATCAAGCCACACAGCTTGTAGATGATTCTTTTGCTGCTGGTTATTTTACAAACCATTTAAATGAAATCCATTGTGCTTGGGTGGCACTAGATGGTGAGAAGGTGGTAGGATGGGCAGCAGTTGGAGATTGTATTCTACGATGTATCGTTGTACATCCAGATTATCGAGGTCAAGGGATTGGAAAAAGATTAACAGAAGAAAGATTAAAGTATTTAGGAGATTGCAAAGAAGTGATCTCTTATGCTTGGGTTCGTCCAGATGGTCGATGTATGTCATGTAAAAATCTAGAAAATTTTGGTTTTGAGCTTGCAAAAGAGCTTCCTGAATACTATAATAATACTAGAAGCAACTGTAAATACTGTGGGAGCGATTGCACATGTGTAGCAAGGCTGTACGTCAAAACACAACGCTAGACTTAAACAAAGTACGAGAGATCATCTTCCAAGACATTTACAAGTTGTTGGATAGTTTTAATATAGAATACACTCAGGACGCAGAAAACATTTTTATGAAGTGTCCTATTCATGAGGGCAGCGACAATCCCTTCGGTGTGTCTATTGCACTTGATAAGCAGGTTTGGCGTTGCTGGACTCGTGGATGTCACGATCACTACAGTTGTAATATTTGGGGATTCATCAAGGGTTGTCTGCAAACAGACTCATTCTCTGATGCACTTAAATATGTTTGTAAATTATACGATGTAAATGGAGCGTCTAAAAATGGACACAGTGACAGCGGTGGGAATACTTCTCATGTTGACAGGGATTTCTCTACACTTGTGGGTCATCTCAAAAAGACTAGACAGAGAGATGAAAAGCGTGAAGAACACACTAGGGCTTCAAGACCAAAAACTGACAGAGATCCTTCCCCTTATTTCATCTCTAGAGGCTTCAGTGAAGAGACACTCGAATTTTTTGGGGTACGAAACACGCCAAGAGACACCAAAGGTATTCTTCGACACAGAGCAATCATACCGATATTCGACTGTGACGGGGAGTATACGGGATACATCGGACGAGCAACCAGAGATTTCATCCAGCCTAAATATATCTTCAGCAAAGGAATCAGAAAGTCAGACTACCTCTACAACTACCACAACGCCACCCCATCAATGGTTCATCTAAATACTTTATTTTTAGTGGAAGGTCAAGGTGATGTGTGGAGACTTTGGGAGTGTGGGGTAAAAAATGCGGTTGGATTGTTTGGTAAAGACATATCAACAGAACAAAGGAAGCTACTGCTTAATAGTGGTGCGACCAGACTTGTTGTGCTCACTGACAACGATCAAGCAGGGCGAGAGTCGAAGATCAAGATCAAAAGAGACTTAGGGCGATTATTCAAGCTAGTGTTTCCCAAGATGCACACAAAAGACTTGGGCAGCATGATGTGCGAACAAATTGACAGGAATATATTACAGGACTTAAAAGGATACTATTGATGAAGAAAGGAAGATTATCTAAGCAAGAGCATAAGTTCATTGAAGAAAATTGGAAAACTCTAACACTGGGTGAAATATGCATAGAACTTGACAGAGATGCTGGCGGTGTAAATGATTACATAAAAAAATTAAGCAAAATGGAGCAGAAAGGTCTCGATGAACACGAACTTGAGCAAGTTGAATTTTTAAGAAACTCTGGGCATAGCCTGCAAAAAGCATTAGAAATTATTGGGGCTAATATCGAGTATACTCAAGGAACAAAACACATTTTATTTGATTTTGAGAAAATACAGAATCTCTCAGATACATTAAATGTTGTCATCGACGACGTTTCTGAATTATCACAAAGTATCAACGAGCACATATTAGACTGGAGAGATAGGGCTGAGAAGGAAGCTGTAGATAAAGTAAAAGCGATAGAAGCAAATTGTAGCTTCAATGTGGCTGTACAGCAGCGAGCATTAGCTGATAAATTTAATATGCCATCACCTCCTCCTCCTATATGCTCTCTTAAAGGAGCCGCAGAGCATAATCTCCAAGGAAAATCTGGTATTTATTTCGGCTGGGATAATCTTGGTAATATTGTATATGTTGGAAGGGCACAAGATTTAAAACAAAGGGTCAAGAAAGGACATCATAAGCTAACCGAAGACCATCTAGTATCTTGGATAGAATTTGAGAAATCAAAAATATATAGTTATGAATTATTTTACATATGGTTGTGTGAACCAATCTTGAATGGTGAAATTGTCTCAGCGAAAAACGCTTTTATACAAGAGGGTGAAGAGGAATGATTTTAGGAATTTCAGGACGCAAGCAAGCTGGTAAGAATACTACTGCAAACATTCTACATGGCATTGTGCTTAAACGAGAAGGATTCATCAAGGACTGGAATATTGGTTCTAATGGTGAGCTTCTTGTAGATAGTGATGGTTGGGGCGAATTTGATATTACACGCATGGACTCTGCTTTTGCACAATGGGCAGATAACAATATGTGGCCCTTTGTTAAGCTCTACAGTTTTGCCGACAGTCTAAAATATATTTGTACTGAGTTGTTTGACATCCCACATAAGTGTGTATACGGAACAGACAAGCAAAAGAATATGTTGCAAAATCATTTGCTGTGGGAAAATATGCCGGGACTACCACTGTCTACAGGTCCAATGACCGCACGCGAATTTATGCAGTTTCTTGGTACAGATGTGATGCGTAAGATGCATCAGCCAATCTGGGTAAACGCCTGCATCAAAAAAATACAACGAGAACAATCAGAACTGGCAATTATTGCAGACGTTCGCTTCCCCAATGAGGCGAAGGCTATTGAAGAGGCTGGTGGCAAGGTTGTACGACTAACACGAAGCGTTCACGAGGATAATCATTCGAGCGAAGTAGCTCTGGATAACTACCCCTTCACAGACCATATTGACAATAAGATTGAAAGCATTGATAACCTAATGGTGAAGGTCAAAGAATTTTACCGTAACCTAGAGGAATCAAATGTTAGTAACGTATGTTAGAAGTTCATCTTATAATAATTACGACTTTTGCCAAATGCAGTATTTTCTGACCTACAATTTAGGTTGGAGAGGTTCTAGCGGTAAACGAGCAGATATGGGAACTATGGCTCACAAAGTCATGGAAATTCTAGCTGGTCTTAAAAAGTTTCAGCAAGACAATCCTCGTAAAAAATGGCTAGAGATTGTAGATGACAAGTGTGGAAAGGTAAGAGTTAGTAAAGATGACCTCTACACTGATGCGTTTGTAGATGAGTTAATCGAAAGATCCATCAAAGATTATAGTGAAACTTCAGCACACAAGTTTTACCGCAAAGAACGTAAAGAGATTTCTGACACCGTTTATACATTCTTAACTCATAATAACGGTCAGTTTGATCCTAGACTTAGAAATATCTATTATCCAGAGCCACATTTTGACCTACCAATCGAGGAAGATTGGGCAAAGTTTGATTTTGTAGATGCAAATGGCAACACTCAAAAGGGCCAACTTGCTATTAAGGGGACAATCGACCTCGTTACACTGCTTGACGAAGATACGATTGAGGTGGTTGACTGGAAGACTGGTCGTCGCCTAAATTGGGCTAGTGGCGAAGAAAAGACATACGAGAAAATGATGAATGACCCGCAGTTATTGCTGTATTTCTACGCTATGTCCAAGATGTTTCCTGATTTCCCCAATAGAATTATGAGTATTTTCTTCTATAAGGACACTGAGGGGGAACCAGACCCCACACCATATAGTTTCTGTTTTACCAAAGAAGACGAAGATAGATTTTTGGGAATGTTGGAGAAGCGAGTAAAAGAAATTAGACAGAATACTAATCCATCTGTACTAGATCCTACCAGAACTGACTTTAGATGTAAATATTTATGTCATTTTTGCAAGAATAGCTTTGAGGGCGAAAGTGACAATATGTGTATAACTATAGAGAAGGAGTTAGTTCAGTTGGGGATGGATGAGGTGGTGAAGAAACGCACTGCACCTGACTTTAATATAGGATTTTACGAAGCACCCGGATAACGGAGATTAGTAAAATGAGGGAGTTCATGTTAGGTTTTTTCGTAGCGTCATCATTAATGTTATCAGCTTATATCGTCTGGGAGAACAAAAGGCACGTTCCAGTCGTTATCAAAGAAGTTCCGGTGCCAGTGCAAATGATACCAAATCCAATATCAGATATAGAAACTTGGGAAACATAAATGAAAAGAAGAGATTTTGTTAAACTAGGAGTAGGAACATACGCACTTGGAAACGTTACAGCAACTATTGCAGATGAGCAACAGTCAGATGATCCAGCAGTTTTGTTCCTATTCCTTAATGGTGGTGCTTCTCATATTGAGACTTTTAATCCTATTCCTCTTGCTCCGGCTGACAGGCGATCTGTAACTGGTGCATCCAAGACCAATGTTGAGGGCATTGAGATTGGTGGCTTGTTCAAAGAACTATCAAAACGCACAGATAAAATCGTCATTCCCAGAGCATTTGGTCACAGAGATCAAAACCATGCATCTTCCGTACATTGGATCGTGACTGGCGAAGCTAACTTTGGTGCTGGTACAAGCTCGAAGTGGCCTAGTCATGGAAGCATGATGAGTCGTTATCACGGAGTAAATACAGAGGAGGGTTTACCTACTTATGTTAAGATTGGTGGTTTTCAACATGACGATGCTGCTTGGCTTGGCGGCAAGTATACGGGGTTTGACGCGACGAGAGAAGGCCGCAAAGACCTCCAACTACTTGGTAAAAGCGACGATTTCCACAGAAGACTGATAGCATTAGAAGCTATCGACAAAGGTTTTTCTGCTAGAAATCAACAGTTAGCAAAAGACTGGAAAGCATTACGCGAACAGTCAGTAGATATTATTCTAGGTAATGCCTCAAAAGCATTTAGAGTTGAGACTGATAGAGACTACGATTCCTTCAAGGATGATGCACTTGGGCAAGATGCCCTTACAGCAATTAGACTCCTAGAAGCTGGCTCTAAGTTTGTAACACTAAATTATGGCGGCTGGGATATGCACCAGAATATTAACACTGCACTGCAAACTAGACAGACAACACTAGATCACTACCTTGCTAAGATTATGGATACGTTAGAGGCTAGAGGCTTGTATGAGCGAGTTATGCTTGTAGTTACTTCTGAGTTTGGTAGAACCCCAAAGGTCAACTCAAACGGTGGTCGAGACCACTTTGGTAAACTTGCACCTCTAATGATTAGCTGCGGTAGTTATGATATGGGTCGAACTGTCGGCACTACCAATGCAAATGCCGACGATTTTGACCAAGGTAGAACAACGCCAGAAGATTTGGCTTGGACTATCTTCGATCATCTAGGCATGAATAAAAAGACACGTTATACGGCTACTGATGGTCGTCCACATTACATTGTTAAAGAAGAATCTAAAAATATTTTAAAGGAGATTTCATAATGCCTTTGCCAGAAAAACGAAGTGGTGAAAAGCCGGGAGAATTTATTGCTCGTTGTATGAGTAATCCAAAAATCCATGAAGAGTATCCAGATCAAAAGCAGCGTACAGCAGTCTGTATGAGCAAAGCCTGTGAAGGTATGTCTCACATCGAAGCTGCTGACTTTCAGATTAACTTTGAAGAATATGGATTTACAGAAGAGCTTACAGAAGATAACTGGTATTGCCCTACAGAAGCAGAATATGCTGATGATATTGAGTGGGGTGAAGCTACAGAAGAATGGGATATGTCTGAAGCAAGACCGGGACTTTGGGAGAATATCCGACGCAAAAAAGAAAGAATGGGTAAAAATTATAAGCCTGCTAAAACTGAAAAAGAAGGCAGACCTACCCAAGAGCAACTCAAGCGTGCCCAAAGCAAAGAGATTGGAGACGATGTTTTTGACAATCCCGGCGAAGCTATGAATAGGGCAAAGCAGCTTGGTTTGGATGAGATCCACACTCACAAAGGTAAAAATGGTAAGCCAACCTTTATGCCGGGTAAAACTCACGAAGAATATATGGATGCTATGCGTAACAAAAGCAAAGCTGAACTGGTTGCTTCGTATGCAGATCACGCAGAAGCCGACAAACCCGGACCAAGAGATCCTCGTAGAACACCTGCACCGAAGAAAGATCAAAAGAGGGGATCTAAGAAAAACAAGCCAGACAGTGCAAAAGATAGTAAAAGTAAAATCACTTTTAGTAAGGAAGTAACGCAACAACTGCAAAATAAAGTTAAGGAACACAATGCCAAAGGTAAAGGTTCTAAAGCTACACTCGGCATGTTGAAAGCAGTGTATCGTCGCGGTGCTGGTGCTTATTCAACCAGTCACGCACCCAAGATGAGCCGACACGGTTGGGCTATTGCTAGAGTAAACGCCTTTCTAAAATTGTTAAGAAGCGGTAGACCCTCTAACCCTAATTATACTACAGATAATGACTTGTTACCAAAGGGTCATCCTAGAAAGTCTAAAGCAGAAGAAGCGGAAGCAGGTTTTAAATACGAAGACCCTAAAACTGGACAGGTTTATGAATACGAACGTAAAGGCATCTATCGTAAAGATGGTCGTGTTCTTGTTCCTGCTCGTGCTGCGGAATATCAAGGTCGTAAAGTTCAGCTTGGCAAGCCTTTCCGTACTCCGAAAGGGCCAAAGAAGTTTAGCGTCTACGTTAAAAACCCAAAAGGCAACGTTGTTAAGGTCAACTTTGGCGATCCTAATATGAAGATTAAGAAGTCTGATCCTGCCCGTCGCAAATCGTTTCGAGCTAGACACAACTGTGATAATCCCGGACCTCGCCACAAAGCACGATATTGGAGTTGCCGTAAGTGGTAGAAAAGGACTTTTCCAAATGCCAATGTCCACAGGCGGGGTGGTGCGATCTTCTTCAAAAAGAAATGACCGCCACCCCTCCTAATTGGCAGTGGTGTCAAGGGCTAACAGAGGAAGAAAGAAAAAAATATCACGACAAGATCAAC